GAACGACCTGAGACTTCTGGTTTCTTTTGGGTATTAATTCAGCCAATCAATCAAACACCTTATGTTTTAGATGATCGTGCAGTGAAAAAAAATTGGGTGCCACCAGTGAATTATTCAGCTTTACCAGCTGAAATTAAGAAAAAAGTTCCAACAGAATTTCAGTATTGGAAAGTAGCAAAAGAATCAGATCGCATCAGAATTAGAAATAGCTATGTAGAATATTTAAAAGAAAATGAAAAAATTGATGAATTAAAAAAATGCGGCGGTATCGATATTTCTGAAGCGCGACGTCCACGAATAGATGAAACATTAGTAATGGCTTCATATTTATCTTGTGATATCAAAGACATATTTCCAAAAATTATCTCAATACCCAGAGTGCGTGCTGGGAATTATCTCGATGCTTTAGCAGAGAATACTAAGAATTGTACATTAGTTGAAATTAGAAATTTCGCTTCATGTGAGATACCACCAATTTATGAAGAAATTCAATTAAAGAAAAATCTTGCAAAGACATTTCTAATTGAAGGTTTTCATTTCTTTCATGATGAAGAAAAACAAGTTCCATTTATCGTTCAAGTCGCACCTGTCTGGGGTGGTTTCGTAGTGAAAATAATTTCGCGTACTAAAGATAAAGAATATAACTTAGAACTGTCGCAAAAAATTGAACAGTATGCCAAAGATAATAATATGCTTAAGGGAGAGAAATTTACAATATCGGGTGGATTCATAGATTCTCACAAATTATCTTGGGAAGATCTTAAATTAAGCACTGCTATAAAAGATAGGCTTAAACATTTAGACTATCTTATACAAAATAATGATGATGGTTTAGCATCGCGTGGATTATTATTTCTTGGTCCACCAGGTTGTGGTAAAACATTGACAGGAAAGATTTTGTCTAATTCAAAACCGACTTTTATTTGGGTTACATCAAAAGACTTTGTTTACTCTGGCACAGTAACTGCTATTAGTACAGCATTTAGTTTAGCTAGAGAATTAAGTCCAGCGATTATATTCGCAGAAGATATAGATACTTATATAGATCGTGAAGTAACTGATTTACTAAAAACAGAACTTGATGGTATGCAGTTAAATAAAGGAATTTTTACTATTCTCACATCTAACTTCCCTGAAAAACTCCCCGAAGCATTAATTGACAGACCTGGTCGTTTTCACGATGTTCTTTATTTTACTTTACCTAATGAAGAAACACGAAATGAAATGTTTTCGCATTTCTTAAAAGATGAAGAATATGACTCGGAACTTTTAGAAATTCTGATTAAAAAGACGAGTGGTTTTTCAGGTGCACATATAAAAGAAATCTGTGATTTCGCTAAAATAATTAAAAAAGAAGATAACATTTCATTAGCAAAAGCATTAATGACTTCGCTAGATAAAGTCATAGAACAACGAAAACTAATTGCTAGTTTTAAAAATCGTAATGAAAATCAATTTAATAGATTTAATACAGAAGATGAATTAATAAGCAAATCAATCGGTGCTTTTAAGTTTGTTCTTCAGCATCATTCATTTAAACGTTGGAACTGGAAAGAAGATAAACCAGTAATTGTTGTGAGATCGGGTAAATCCGAAGAACATTGGGATTTTCGTATAGATACTGGTAAACTTCCAATCATGCACTGGGTATTAGATAATGATCCACGAGAAGTTGAAAGCACCACAGCATTATATAAACCATGCAATGATAAAGATTCTATGGATAAGGGAAAACCAGACGAAAATAAAGATTACTTGAAGCCTGGTACTTCAGAATGGAATCCAACTAAAGATACAAGAGCATGGTTAGATTTAGAAGATTCTGGTGAAGCAATAATAACTATTGACAAACCTACACTTAAGAGAGTAGAATTAAAGGGTAAAACATTGAAGGGTATCTTTGTACTTGAACGTGAAGATGAAAAATCAGATTTTTGGACTTTAAATAAAGCAAAGTTACCGGAAACAAAGAAAATAGAGGAGGTGAGCAAAAAATAATGTCTGAATTATCAATACCATTTGAAATTCAATTGGATCTTTTAAAAGCAAAAGAAGAAAAAGGCGACTGGTATGTTGAGGGCTTCTGTGGTTCGACCGAGATAGATCTGCAAGGCGATATCATCACAGAAGATGCTTTTAAAAAATCAGAAAAGGATCTTCTTCAAAATTCAACTGTTTTATGGAACCATGATGTCAATCAAGTAATTGGTAGAGTTGCAGAAACAGAAGCTCGAAAAGAAGGTCTCTGGGTCAAAGTTTTGATTAGTAAAACAGCATCTGATTTATGGCAGCGCATAAAAGAAGGAGTTGTAAATAAATTCAGTATTCGTGGTAAAATTATAGATGCGGTGAGAAAATTTGTAAAAGAAGTTGATAAAGTTGCAAATGTTATCAATGAGATGTATTTAGTCGAAGCATCTTTAGTATCGCTTCCAGCAAATCCTGCTGCTAAAACATTGCGTTGGTATATCGAAAAATCTTTGAATGATTATTTTGCGAAGGGAGGTGAAATTCCTGAAATTCGCAACAACATTGCGAAAGGAGATGCTATGACCGAATTATTAGATATGTTAACAAAAATGAGTGAAAGATTGATTGCTGATGAAGATAAGGCAATTCTCGAAACGATAAAAGCTAAAATCGCTGAAAAATATCCTTATCCTTATCCAAAAAAGAAATCAGGTGAAGCATATAAACAAGAAGAGATTGATGGACTAGAAATTGCTCTAGAAAAAGCTAAGAAACCGAAAACAGTCGAAGAGCTCACAGAAGAAGAAGAAAAAGCTTTAGTTGCATTAGTTGAAGAAGTTAAAAAAGCAAAAGCTGATAAATATCCTGCTCCTTGTGTAGCTAAAAAGAAATCGGGAGAAGCATACAAACAAGAAGAAGTCGATGCGCTTGAAGCTGAACTCGAAAAGGCGAAAAAGCCAAAAAAAGTAGAAGAACTGACTGAAGAAGAAATGAAAGCTCTGATTGATTTATCTGACGAAGTAAGAAAACAGAAGAAAGAAAAGTATCCTTACCCAGTCGATGAAGAGGCAAAAAAAACAATCGAGGCTTTAGAAAAAGCAAAGAAAGTTGTTGAAGAAAAAATCAAATCTTTAGAAGATGAAGTTAAAGGTTTGAAAGCTGATGCAGAGGTTGAAAAACGCTTCAAGAGTGTGCAACATAATTTTAGCGAAAGTGAGTCGACGAAAGTTAAAGCAATTTTGAAAAAGTCGGTACTCGGTGAAATTTTAACTGCTGATGAAACTCAATCGATAGCTAAAATGGCTCCCAGCTCTTTATTCGTTGGAACAAGCGTCGAATCTGTAATGAAGAATATGGACACTGTAGAAAAAGAACGTTTAATTGATCTTGGTGGTATAAAAACAAAAATCAAAAAGACTTGAAAGGGAGGTGAATACTAAATGGATGTAGAATTATTGCAAACTTATATAGGCGTTGATCTTAATGCGGGAGTAGCTTGCGGCCCTGGAACGCTTATCAGCATATTTTCTGGTTCTGGTTTAGCCGGTGGTTCGATGAAGGCAAATCTAGCAGACAATTCTCTTTCTAGATGGGCTCACGGCTTTGCATTAACAAGCGGTTCTGGAACCAAAGTAGCTGGCATAGCTCAACGCGTTAGGATAGATCGTGTAGGAAAAGTTTCGAATGTTGACTATATAACAATGACACCCGGTCAGACAGTATTCTTAGGTAATACTGGTCAGTATGCAATTACTGGTAATCAAAGAGTAGGTTTCTCTGTTGGTGCCAATGAAGTGTTTGTGGATCTCGATATGGAACTCGGAGATCGCACATCTTAAAATAAATAAAGGAGGAGGTGAAAAATAAATGAGCGACTTAACACGTGGTTTTACAACGACTGATGGAATAGAACTGAACGAAGTTCTCTACGGCACAGTACTGCCGATAGTTGAGTTATACAATCAAGAAGAATTACTTGATTTGAGAGCTTTATTGTGTTCGGATCATGATGAAAGTTATATCAAGTTTGATGCCAGTGGTCAGTGGAAATTTCAGAAACTTGGGGAGGCAGAAAAACCAGTTTCTAGAAAAAAAGTCTGGGGCAAGATGCAAAAAGATACAACTAAATACGGACTCGACATTGGCTATACTTTCGATTGGTTAATGAGCGAAATAGCAAGTTCTGAAGAGATTACTCGTATGGCTAATAAAGCTATCAACAGAGATAGAGCGCTTCAAACGACAGTGATTCTTGATGAGTGTTTGACAAGCGGTGGATTCTTTGACGGTAGTTTTACTCCAAACGAGGTTATGAATACGCCTCCTACATTTGGGGCTAATGTTTTTACTGCTGCTCACAATCACTATGTAGGATCGGGTTCTGCAACTTTGACGTTAGCAACAATAACAGCGATGAAAGTTCATATCAAAGAGCACGGCTATAAAGGTCAACTCTGGGGTCTTATGAACTCTGATATGACTAGAAACGTTGAAGATCTCGCTGGTTGGTACGGTACTACAGCAGGAACAACTACTATTCCTGGTAAAGTTGTTGACAATGTGTCAATCGAAGGTTTTGCTGGTAGACTTTTAGGAGTAGATTGGAAAGAAACTGAGTGGATGCCTACCGATTATCTTATGATCGTTGGTGTTCAAGCAGAAGGCGGAGAGAAACCAGTAAGATATATTCAGAAGAAAAACCCATCTGCTAAAGGGTTAATTTTAGCTCCGGGAAGTTACGATCCAAAATATCCAATTATAGATGCAGATTATATTCACTGGCTCGAAGCATTAATAGTTCTTAGGGGCGCTGGTGTAGTTTATTACGTGAATTCTACATCGAGCTACAGCAATCCTACAGTTACTACAAATGTAGTTGAGGCAGATTAGTTTTTTAATTAAAATAATGAAAATGAAGATTTTTAAAAATATAGATAATAATAGGGCAGGTTATATAACTGCCCTATTATTTTTTAAACCAATTAGAGGAGAAAAA